CTGTGAGGAGACGCTCTCCTCTCTCATCTCCTCTCTGGAGGAGGAGAGAGGCTCTATCTTCAATCCCAATACGGATTGTCAACTTCTCCTAGGAGACTCTCACGGGATATACATCCCGCAACTTTATTGTTCCGACATCTCAGAGGATGACTGCGAGACCTTCTCGGTGGACTGGGAAGATGTCAAGATTTGCCAGAGTGGCCCAGGTGAGGAGCTCTACTGGGACTGCTGGTCAAGCATCTGTGATGCTGCCTCATGGGAGGAGAATGGCGAGGAGTGGCGTCTTCTTCAGAATGGCGATCTGTGGGCGATCAGAGCAGAGGCAGAGCTCCCTGAGAAGTGGTTCTCATGAGGAGGCTCTCTCTCTCTGACAGAGAGGCTCTCTGCCTGCTCTGGGCCCTGGAGGAGGCTCTCCTCATCTCAGAGCCTGAGGAGGAGGAGACGCTCTCCTCTCTCATCTCTTCTCTCTCTGGCTCTGCCGCTCCGTTCTCTACTGCCTCTCAGGCTCTCTCCTACTCTCGCTCTCTCTCCTAATGACTGCACTATTCTCTCTCTCCTCCGCTGCTCAGGCTCAGGCTCTCTACTGCCTGGAGAGTATGGGCTCCGACTATGAGCTCGGCTCTCCTGACTGCGCAGAATATGAGGAGACTCTCTCCTCTCTCCAGTCTCCAGTTTCTGGCGTGATACTTGACAGGGAGGATGCTGAGGCTCTGGCTCAGAACCTAGAGGAGCATCTCCAATATGACGGAGAGGCGGAGAGGCTCTTCTGGGAGCCTGTTCTCTCTCGTCTCCTGGAGGCTCTCTCATGATGGCAACTCCTCTGCTCCCTCTCCGTTCTCTCCTCCCAGGAGAGGCTCTGCCTCCTCCTCCACCTAAGTGGATTGGCTCCGCTCCGTCTCTGCCTCCTCTGCCTCTCCTCCCTCCTCTCTCTCGCTCCCTCTCCTAATGGCTAACCTCTCTACACTCTCTCGTCCTGTTCTCTCCTCTCAGGCTCTCATGCTCTCCAGCTCTCGCCTTCTCTCTAATGTTAAGGAGCTCTCCTCCCTATCTGGAGAGTTTTACTTCTATGAACCTAGAGAGCGTCTCCTCAACTCCGGCAAGGGAGAGCCTCTCTCATGGCAGAGCGTCTCTCCTAATGAGGCAGACTCTCTCTCTATGGGAGAGTTTGACCGGTACTCTCTGGCTCTTCTCTCTTCTCTAGGCTCTACTGCAACTCAGCTCTCTCCAGAGGAGGCGGTTGCTCTCATCTGTGAGCGTAGGCTCTGGCAGAGCGTCTCTATCCTCTGGCTCTCCAATCATTGCCTCTCTGGAGACTATTGTGGGGCTCCTCACACTGCATCCAACGCGCGAGTTCTATTAGAGGAGTTCTCAGGCCCAGAGCTTAGGAGTTGCTCTGGAGGCTATGGGGCCCAGAGCGTAGCTATTGATCCTCGCTATTTATCAGAAGCTCTCCTAGAGAACCTCCAGAGTCTAGAGAATTATCCCGTGTTAGATGAGGATAACTGCTCTGCTCTAGAGCTGGAGCTCCAGCAAGAAGCATGGGAGAGTTGGGCCCAGAGAGACTTTGGCAGAGCTCTAGAGAAGAAACTTACCTCCGCTCTGGAGGATGAGGATATGGCAGAGGAGACAATGGAGAGCCTCTCTCCAGATTCTCTCCATGCTCTGTTCTATGCTCTGGCTGATAAGGGTTCTATCTACTGGGAGAGCCAGAGCTCTCTAGACCAGTGGATTGACTGCGAGAGAGTGGCAGACGAGCTCTCAGAGGAGGAGCTCCTCTCCCTGGTGAGCCTCTCTCCTGAGCAGGCTCTCCAGACTGCTCAGGCTCCTCTGCCAGAGCCTCTCCTCTCTCCCATAGAGAGCCTCCTCGCCTCTCTCTCCTGAGCCTCTCCTCTCGCTGTTCATAAGAGCCTCGCCATCACGGCGGGGCTTCTTTATGGGCTCCAGTGGGCAAGCGTGCTAGGGGCGATCTCATGGCAGGCTGGCGAGCATGGCACAGCCGAACAGTCCTAGGGACGCCAGATCACAAGGGAGAGGGAGACAATTCCCGCTATTGCGAACCATTCTCAATAAGGGTTTCAATAGCTTACCAGTCCGATTGTTTCATTTTGTAACTTTTCCGCGATTCTGGCCGATACTGTGCGAGGATGGTGCAGAGCAGTAACCTGGAAGATAAGGCGGTCGGGCGCGGGGTATCCCCTTTTAGCAGCGACGCTATTTTTCATTTAGTTTGTTCCCCCTCAGTTACATTTTGCGATGGGCGCATTAGTATTGACTGACCGAACGATTTAGCAGTTTACGAAGTAGAAGTGAGGTCACTACGACGTTCGCGCTGGTACAATCTCACTTTCTTTCCCATTGGGACTCCACGCGCAAGAGACCGCTCGCGAAGGTAGGCCCCAAGCCGTCATTCAGCGGTCGTTTTTTTTATTGAGTCCTTCTAGATATTGCTTTTTTCTGAAAAATGAATGCCTGGCTTGTATGGCCACACCATGAGCGTTATTCTCTTCTGTCGTAACATTTCGTTAAGAGAAGAAGAATTGTAAAAGGAAGCCTAGGAAACGATCGCCTTGGGGGCTCCTGCGCGTGGCTTCCTTACGAACGAACGGCAGAAAGCAGTTGGTAAAGGAAGGGAGGAGAGGAGCCCTTGGAAACGATCGCTTGGGGCTTCCTTCGCGAAGGGCTCAGCGAAGGGAGAGCAACTGCTCGTGACTGTGACGAGATGCAACGTGCCCTCACTACTATTGTAGAACTTTTTCGCACTGTCTTGTTTGAGTCTTATGATGAGACAGTAGTCATAGCTTAATTGTGAAGCAATCCTTTAGGCAAAGTTACAGAATTTCTTAACAATTCAATGGAAAGGCCTGGTTCGGCAAAACCAGCATTAAACTGCCAGTAAAACCAGCACCAGCCATGGCCAAAAGCAACTACAACGATCCGCTAGAGGAGTTCGTCACAGTGACAAGCGTCTGGCGCTTGCGCGTGATGGCACGGCGTTATGCAGGCCAGGCAAGGAAGGAAGTGTTGGCAGCCGTTGCGCCCAAGAAGACGTTGCTGTACAATCCTCCTCGTGGGGGCTCGTTCAATGGCTACCAGGCCGACTGTCTTGACACTGCCATTACTGTTGATTCCCTCCCATCGTCCCTCTATCCCGACTGGTAAACCATGGCCTCAAAAGAAATGATTCAAGCTCTTACAAAGCATGTAATGGGCGACCGCCAAGAGTTTGATGAGTTAAAAGACCGATTTGAAAGCATGAAGCATTGGACCGGCCCTACAGCAGCAGCTCTTGGCTATCTAATTGCCAAGGACGAGCTAGAGACGGAAAAAGAAGAAGAGGCAGAAGAGCCTGATGTTTATGATGAAGCAATTGCAGTCATCGAGAAGTATTGTCATCCACCCGGCAATATCAGCGCTCATACAGCCACTGACGAAATCTTCACTTTGATTTACGAATGGCTGGAGGGCAATATGGAAATGCGTGGCTTTGTAAGTAGCCATATGACCGTAAAACACAAAATTAGGCAAATGTTCCAACCTTATATCATCGAAAAACCAAAAGCGTAACTTCCACTACTCCTTTTCCTTCCCATTGCGCCTAACGTGAATAGCGTTGGACTTTTTTATGACTGATTTCGACTGGGACGACATTGCTTCTCCTTTCACCACCAGCGGCATTAAAGTTTGGCCTGTTCATAGCCGCCCTGGCTTCTCCTGGTTCATTGCCCACGGAGGATTCAGGTATTATTTCTGTACAAAGACTGAAGCATTGCATTTTATCGCGACGGTCACCAGCAGCGAAGCTTAGCCGTGCTAGCCTGTGCCTGTTGATTCCCGAGGGCCGCGAGGCCCTTTTCTTGTCTCATGAGTCTCAAAGAAAACGCAAAGTGTGAAAAGATTGCCCGCACTGGTCGAGTACAAGATTGGCTTGATTCGCCTGAAAGCCGTCTGCCCGTAAGCTGCACTGTCTTCGTCGTAGAAGACGATATGGAAAGTGAAGATGGCATTGAAGCATCATGGCGTTTTGTTAGCCATGGTCTGCGTAATGCTGCTGGCGTGGCAGTACATTTGTCCAACCTTCGTGCTCGTGGCACTGACAATGGCAAAGGCCTCATTGCAAGCGGTCCTGTTAGTTTTGCCACCATCTATAGTAAGCTCAATGAAATCTTGCGTCGTGGTGGTAAGTTCCGCAATGGTGCCATTACGTTGCATTTGGACTATGACCATCCTGATGCCATTGAATTTGTCAAGGCAAGCCGTGCTGAATTGCCGTGGGCAAAGCGTTGCTTGAATGTTGACCAAGACTTCTTGAAAAATGCCTCCAAGGAGCTAATTGCTGCTTGCCTAAAGGCCATTGCAAGTGGTGACTTATGGCTTACGAAGATTGCTTTCAACGAAAAGGGCGAGCGCATCTATGCCAATGTATGTCTCGAAATCCTTCTTCCCCATCGTGGCACTTGCTTGCTTCAGCATGTGAACCTTGGCGCTTGTTCCATTGATGAACTGCCTGATGTGTTTATTAGTGGCATGACTGAGCTGTGCCAGCTTCATCCAACCACTGGCGTTGGTGACACCGGCCAGTACCTTCCTCCTGAAATTGACAAGCAAGTGGGACTGGGGATGCTTGGTCTTGCCAACTTCCTTGCCATCCACGGCATTTCTTACGAAGAATTTGGCGACGCATTGGAAGCGGTGCTTGTCAATCTGCCAGTGGAGCAAACCAAGGCATGGGAGGCCGCTAAGAGCTTCGAGCTGGCCTTCATTCATGCCGCAAGTGTGGCCAAGGCACATGGCATGGAACGTGCCCTTACCATTGCCCCTACGGCTTCCTGCTCCTACCGTTACCTCGACGCCCGTGGTTTTACGACCACGCCTGAAATTGCTCCTCCCATTGCTCGTGAAGTGGATAGGGACAGTGAAACGATGGGCGTGGAAAGCTTTGACTACGGCGATGTCGAGACTGCCTCTGAAGTGGGCTGGCCATCCTTCAAGAAAGTGGCAGATGGTCTGGTGATGATGATGCAACGCACCGGCATGTTCCACGGCTATTCGATGAATTCATGGAGCGACATGGTTGTTTATGATGAAGCCTTCCTTAAGGAATGGCTGGATTCACCTCAAACGTCGCTTTATTATGCCTTGCAAGTGCAAGAAAACACCCAGGCCAAGGATGATGTTGGTGTAGAATTAGGAGGAGACTTCACAAGTTTCTTCAATATGGAAGAAACCGTCGAAGAGCCACTTGCTGCTCCTGATTATTGCAGCCGTTGCGCGGAATAATTTAAGCGTATTTGTGGGCAGTATTTTACTGCCCTTTCTTGTCTATTTTTCCCATTGCTATAAACAAATGAGCACCGAACGGTCTGAGTACACTGCTGCAATTGCGAAAAAGCGCCCTTGGCAAGCAGTTGCCGTGAGCAAGGGAGCGCTGCGCGATGGTTCAGAAGAAACAATTCTTCGTGCATTGGCCATTCGTCACCTTGAGCTGCCAGTGAAGACCATGCTTCATGAAGGATTGGAGCGTGATCTTCCTTCTACGCCAGGCTTGATTGAAGCCATTGAAAGCAACATTTTAGATGAAGAGCGTCATGATGAAGCACTGAACTATGTTGCTGCTGCCCATGGCGTAGATGAAGCGGCGGAGAAGGAAGCCCTTCGCATTCGTGATGCTTGGCTGGCACATCCTGCCCATCCTCTTGCGAAAGTAGCAGTATTGGAGCGGAGTTTGTTCTTTACCATTCTTCCGTTCTTCCGCTTCAATGGCGACAAGGGCATTCGTACTGTTGCCAGTGACATTAGTCGCGATGAAATCTGTCATGCCTTTGTGCATACGAAGATTTGCGATGAGATGAATGAGACTTACGGCAAAAGCTTGAATGAGCTTCGCAAGATGACTGCTTTGTGGATTTACGATAAGCTTGGCCCTTCTGAAGATAAGTGGCTTGATAAGGACTTTTGGCTTCGGCAGTCTGACAAACTGTTCTACGAAGGTAAAGCTCCTGAGCTATCTTCCACTCGCCGGAGTGTCATGCCTAGTTTCTTTGAGAGCAATGCACTAAATTTGCCATCTTACGGCGCTGCATAGTGCTATATTGATCGCAGGGCAGGAGAGAGCTGCTAATGCGCGTTGGACCCATAGTCCAAAAGGCGATAGCTTCCTACACTCTCCTGGTCCTTCTGAGCTGGTAGTCCAAGAAGAGGCAAGCCGACAAGGCACCAGAGTGGTGGTTCAAATCCATCCCAGCTCTTTCCCCATTGTTTCTATGGCGCCCAAAAAATCGACCATGAGCCGCACAGCATGGGTGTGGTTTAAGAATGGTCTAGGGGAGCCAGGATGCTGGAAGGCAGGCTTCAGGGCCGTTGAAGAGCCCTATCAGGGCTTCTATCGCATGGAGCACGTTGACTACCGCACTGAAACCTTGCCTGCATGGAGGGTTGCGTTTGTCAAGCCTGCTGATATGATGGCATCGCCCTTTGTGCCCGCCGAACCTATGTGGCGGCACTTCTTAAAGTAGTTTTTCCTGTACCATGGGAGGAAGTGAAAGCTTCTTTCCTGCAATGACCTTCACGAAAACTATTGGTGGTCTTGATCCATGGTCAATGCCAAGTGATGGCACTGACTATGTAAGCATTGATGCTGAAACCAAGCGATGGGAACGCAGGCAATATCATAAGGCATCACGCAGAGAGGCCAAGCTTTCTCTTCAGCGCGAGCAGGATAATGATAACGAATGAAGAACGCCGCACTTGGTCCACGCCTATCCGCACTCCATGGAACCCCATCATTCATAACTTGTTGAAAGCCATTGATCACCACAACGTTCTCTATTTCCAAACAGCGAACGAATGGCACCTAGAAAAGGCAGCTATGCTTCGCGCCTATGTTGACGAGTTAAAGTCATGGATACACCAGGAGGAGACTAATGTGGCGACTATGGGCGAAAGCATTGGGGAGCAAGGAGGGCAAGCATGAAAAAGAAGCAGATGTGGTCGCTCTTGTGCGAACTATCATTCTTTTTTCATACTTGGCCACCAACCTTTTCATCGTTGCTGGCGTAGTGCGCCACTGGGACGACTCCTCTAAAGATCAAAGCACTTGCATTCAGCGCAGCCAGGCTCTTTCTCACAGCGCTTCTCCCACCAGTCAGCCCTAGCGCTTTTGTTCATAATTGCGGTATATTGCCTCTCTTGAAGCTCATACTTCTCTTGAAGCACTGCAAGCTCCTCCTCATTACTACCAAGAGCCATCACTGAAGTGATGGCATAGGCAGTATCAATGGCATCAAGGAAAGCCACGCCAGCTTTTTCAGAGACGATCATGGTTGCCGAAAAGACTTGGGATAGTCTAGTCTTGATTGGCCGATTGGCGCCTTTGCTCTTGTGTGAATTTCCGCAAACGAGGTAGCAACGATGGTTGGTAGAAATGCTCTGCGGCCAATAATTGCAGGGCGGTTTGCTTATTGCTTTCAAGAAGGGCCAAGAGAAATGCTGCTTCTTTATCGGATAAGTCAAACGGCATGGTCATTTTTCACGGCCTATGGTAAAGTCGAATTCCTGAAAATTGTAGCACTACTAACGCACCAGGCTCTCGATCCAATTGATGTCGTCTTCTTTTGATGCTTGCAATACGGCAGCAGCAAGAGCAAAAGCAAAGTCATCTACGCCACTTTCTTTGCCACCAGTGATTGACCATTGGCCAGATGCTTTATATACCACGCCTAAGTTCTTAAGTTGCTTTACTGCCTTCTCATGCCAGTACAAATCAACTAGGCCAGAATTAAACAATTCCTTCATCTTACTGAAGGCCTTCATCTTGGTACTAACGGACCACGTTAGTTCTTCGATGGGAAAGTCGCCAGACAATGCTTGAATGGTTCCCGAACTATTGTATTGGTCCAAGACAATGCTGTCAAAATTGTAAAGCTTATGGTGTTCTCGTATCCAATCTTCCACTCCGCGAATATTCACTTCCTTTTTCCCATTGATCTCAAAATCCGCGAGAAAAACGTGAAACTTATCAACTACTAAGGTGCCTCTGTCATAATGCACAATGCAAGCAGTGTAATCATCTCGACCCACGCCACCGCGAGCGGGGTCAAGAGAAAGAACATAGGTGCCCAGAAACTCTTGCGAAGGAGGCAGAACTGTCCGTTCTCTATTGATAGCAGCATCTATAACTTCGCTTGCAAGAAGGCAAGATTGATTGCCACGGAACTGGGCGCCAAATTCAACATAGAACGACTCTTCATCTTTCTTCAGGGCATTCTGAAGAAAGTCACAATCAAAGGGCAAGTTGGGGTTGACTTCCCAAGTTGGCAACTGCAATGCCCTCATGCCTGGAAATTCACCACTATTCGCCTGCTGGAAATGGGAGTAAAACAGGCCCGAGGTGAACCAAGGGGACGATAGCTCAATGATCTTCCCGTACTTGCCGAACTGTGCAATGGACGGACCTAGCGCAGTGTAGAGGGCCTCGGCGCCCCTATTAGTGTCTCCATCCATGCTGAAGGCCAATTCGTCCATTATCACCGCAGCGACTGCTTTACCTCTTGAAGCTCTAGCAGAAGCTGGAATTGCTCGAAATACACAGCCATTGCTAATCTCAATCTCCAAGGTGGTATCTCTTAAGACTTCTTGACGCAGTGGGCTGCTAAGAATTAACTGGCGAATATTGTCTAGTGCAATCTTTGACTGCTCCAGATCATTTGCAACTGTGACTATGTAAAATCTTTCGTTCTTTCTTATGCGCTTGCGAAAGTATTGATCCTGGCAAAAAGCCATGTAAGTAGCAGCAACAGAAGCGCAAAAAGTTTTCCCTGACCTACGTCCGAGCACCCAGATAGCATGGCTAATGTTGTCTTCAAACAATTCATTGAGCAGTTTTTCCTGCCGTGGCCAAAGCGGAGTTCCCAATACATGTTGTGCAAATTCACTGCAACTTAACGTGCTCATTTGAGACTCTCCACTATACGACCAGTCCATCCCTTGTGATGGCCTTGCTTTCCGTGAACAACTTTGTTTAGACTGCCATTGGTCAAACCATATTGCTTTGCAAAAACAAATAGACTGTCTGTGACGTACACCTCGCCATCGGGATCAATAAGTTCATAGAGATAAAGTTGTGATTTCAACTTATTCATGATTTTACCCTCTGGGGTTTGCAAATACTGCTTACGGCGTTCCGCTATTTTTTGCCGAGTTTCATCGGAATGCTGCCTGCCCCACATGGGATTAAGTTCGCCGCGCACGGCGTCTCCACCAAATTTAGGATTTCCTTCTCCTTTCCATCGCCCTTCTCGCTGCCGAGCTTCCTTTAGCTGCGCTCGATGCTCAGGGGATACAATCATGCCTGATGCTCCTTCCCCACCATCGCAACGATTATGCAAAATGCCTGTGCCATTATTTACACGCCCGTACATGGCTATGCAATAGCGCTCCAGGGCAAAGGCTTCGCTTTCTGCCAATCCCTCTTGGATCAAAACAATAAATGCCCCGTCTTTAGGAATTGGCACGGTGCGTCCTTTCTTGGACCAACATCTATCGCCGCTACCTTTTCCAATGTAATACGGGCTGTATTTCGCGCCTCGCTCCGAGTCCTTGCTGCGAAGGTAAGCGTAAACATAAAAGCGACGAGGATCTTTGGTCACAGTAGTGTCTCCATGGGGCGCAAGTGCTCTTTGCCTACAAAGTATGCTGGCCTGCCTTTTGCGGGATCACTCCAGTAGATTTCCTTCATTCCTTCGTGTCCATAGCACCAACCATGAAGCAAGGTTTCCCTGTTTTGAATGGTCACCAGCGCAAACTTTTTATTGGGATCTTCGTTCTTCTGAATAATTAAATCATAGCTCGCTTTGCTCCTGGTTTTAACATCAATGCCTGGCAAATCATCGCTGCCTCGTTTGGCTTCAGTCTCCTTGAAAAGATGCTCCTTGAGTCCTAGGTACGATGCCACTGCAACTTCCCCTGCTGCTCCTAGCAAATGGATGTCTAGCGCCTTGCTCCCCTTCCATGCGCCACCATTGCGCCCCCTCAAGCCTTGTGCTTCGTTCACGGATTGCCTGCGAAATCCCTCTGCGCGAGCCATTTCGCGCTCTTCGTCAGTAAAGATGAATTCAATGGGCGCGTGTGGGGCCATAGAAAGGAGACATCAGAGCCACTATACCACTGCTAGCATAGGAATAGCCACACAATAGAGCGATGTCAGAAGAAATGCTGGATTTGGGTCATGCAGACGAAGGCGGTCTGCGTGCTGATGGTTTGATGAACGTCTTGACTGGCATGGGTAGTAGCCGGGACAAAAGCCAATACACCTATACCAAGGCCATCACTTTTCTGGCGCAGGAGGAACTGGAATCGCTCTATGGGGAATGGCTGCCTCGTCGCATCATCGACATCTATGCCGAGCAGTCCACTCGCAAAGGTTTCAAGGTGCTGTTTGGCGGAGAAGGGCCGAAGGCTGAGGAAGTGGTGGGCGTTGAGCAAGTCATTGAAGATTTGTACATCCTTGAAAGCTTGATGTTGGCCTCCAAAAATTCCAGGCTGTATGGCGGTGCTGTCATTTTGATGTACATCGACGATGGACGGAAAGCAGACCAGCCAGTAGACAAGAGGAACATATACAAAATTGAAGGCTTGGAAGTATTGGATAGGTATCAAATTGCACCAGTCATCACTGAGGAAAATATCTACGACTATTCAAAAGCCACTCACTACCAAATCATTGCTGGCGACTTGATTGCCCAGCCCAATCTCACCCACATCCATAAGGACAGAATATTACGCTTCGACGGCGACTGGCTGCCCTATCGCATTAGACAGCGTAATTATGGATGGGGGATGAGCAATTTGCAAGTGATTTACGATAGCTTCCGCCACTATTGGACCGGCTTGAATTCTGCCGCCACGTTGCTCACTGAATTTGACATCTTTGTGCATAAGATTCGTGGACTGGCTGCAATGCTTGGTGCAGGAAAGGAAGGTCAAGTGAAAGATAGGCTTGTCGTTAACGACATGAGCAAGAGCATTTATCGTGGCTATGCGATTGACGCAGAGAAAGAAGAGCTTGAATTCATTAGCCGCAATTTCAATGGCATTGGAGAGGTGCTAGAGAAACTCCGCATTGACATCATTGGTGCTTCCAAGATTCCCCACACTTTACTATTTGGTGAAAGCCCTGGCGGCCTCGGTTCCACTGGTCGCAGTGAAGAGCGTGACTTTGCCAAAACCCTTGCAGACTATCAAACGGCCACTTTCAAGCGACCCCTTAAGCAGCTCATTGAATACATCCTGCTTAGCAAAACTGGCCCGACTAGTGGCAAGCTTCCAGAATCATGGCGCGTTCATTTCAATGACTTGTACGAACTGAACGAACGCGAGAAGGCCGACGTGAGAGCGCGTGTGGCTGCCGTGGATGGCCGCTACATCCAACTTGGCGTTCTACACCCACAAGAGGTGGCAGATGCCCGTTACGGAGGCTCTGAGTGGTCAATGGAACTCACTCTCGACCCATCGCTTCCTCGTGAACTTCCCATGCAGGGGCAGAGTGGAGGGCAGAGCAAGGGGCAGAGTGGGATGGCGGTGCCTCCTGGTGGGCGTGATCCAATGAACGAAGAGAATGGCACTCTTCCAATGGATGGCAGCAGGGAAGTGGAAGATAGCGCTGGCCTATTTCTTCCCCGTGATCTAGAGAAAGTGCGCGGCGACATTGCCTTCAAAGACAAGGACTTACATCAGCAGGCTATTGCGTCAGCAAAAAACAAGTTCAAGGTGTGGCCTAGCGCCTATGCCAGTGCCTATATGGTCAAGCTATACAAAGAACTGTACAAGCGCAAGCATGGTTCTTCTGGCGGAGCATTCAGCAATAAGGATGGCGAGGAAGTTCACGCTGATGATCTTGAGCAATGGTTCAAGGAAGAATGGGTGAGGATTGGCGCCAACGGAGAAATCCTTGGTGAATGCGGAGGGCGTGAAGAAAAAGAAGGCAAGCCCAAATGTCTGCCGAAAGCAAAAGCAGAAGCAATGAGCAAGGAAGAGCGTCAAACAATTGTTGCCCGCAAGCGCAAGTCAGATCCCAATCCTGATCGCAAGGGACCAGCAAAAATGGTTAGCAGCAAAGTGGATGCCATTGACCCATTGAAGACTTCCGGCTTTCTATTGAGCGATGATGAAGAGGCTGCTTTTGTGTCGCCCGAGGACATTGATGCTGCATTGAACCAATGGAAAGAACTAGCCCCCGAAAGGTTTAAGGATTTGCTGGAGGCCGAAGATGTCCAGCCTTCTTAATGTTTCAACATTTGCTGAAACCATCCTCGCCAGTGAAAATCGTTTTGATGCTGAATGGTCCTACGATCCAATCAGTGGACGTTATCGTGGAACCAATGGTCGCTTCTTAAGCCAGAAGGCCATTGAAGCATTGATAGACGGAAGAGTGATGAAGCTGGATAAGCAGCTCAAGGACTTCACCAAGCGTCTCATCGATGGTTCTATAACCATAGATCAATGGCAAGGTAGTGTTCGTGAAGCTCTCAAGCCTGCACACATTCAAGCGACAATGGTTGGAGTTGGCGGCAAGACCGCCCTTTCCCAGGCAGACTATGGCCGCATTGGACAGAAATTGCGGAGCGAGTACGCTTATCTACAAAAGTTTGCTGCTGGCCTTTTGGCTGATAGCGTGTCTGCTCCCATGGCTCTTGCTCGCATTGGGCTATACGCCGAAAGCGTACGCGCTTCTTTCTGGGAAGGAACTGCCATTAGGCAAGGACGACAAGGCTATTCTTTGATGCAGCGTATCTTGGACAGCCAAGCAGCACACTGCGATGACTGCTTGAGCTACTCGGCTCGTGGCATCGTTCCCATTGGTAGTCTTCCCATGCCAGGACAGCGTTGTGCCTGTCGCGCAAGATGCCGTTGTTCTGTGCGCTACCTAAGGCAGCAAGCGCCTGTGGTTTCCGTTTGATTCTGCCACTATCATCGGAAAGATTCCAACTTTCCCGATGAAACGCATCTTATACTGCGGCGACGTGGGCTGCCAGACTGGCTTTGGCCGAGTGGCCGAATACCTCATTCCAGCCTTGGCCGAACAGCATGAAGTGCATGCACTTGCCGTGAACTGGCACGGCGACCCTAGCCCCATGCAGCAGCAATGCCGCATGTATCCCGCCATGGCCCATGGCTTAGATCCGTTTGGCTCTCACCGCATTGCAGAATTGGTCCAAGTGATCAAGCCAGATTTGGTGTGGGTGACAAATGACTTCTGGATTGCCATCAATCTCTGGGAGCAAATCAAGCCATTCAAGGAAAGCATTGGCTTTAAGTTTTTCTGCTACACACCAATTGACTCCTACGGCATCTACCCACAAATCATTCCTGCAGCAATGGAATGGGATGGTCTTGCCACTTATACAGAGTTTGGGGCCAAAGAGCTAAAGATTGCTGGCTACACCAATCACATTGACGTGGTTGGACATGGCACAGACTTTACAAAGTTCTTCCCCATGGATAAGCAGGAATGCCGGAAGGAATTAGGAGTGCCAGAAGATGCATTTGTAGTGTTCAATGGCAATCGCAATCAACCGCGCAAACGTATTGACTTAACCATTAAGGGCTTCATTGAATTTGCCAAAGATAAGCCTGATGCTCGTCTATGGCTTCACATGGGCAAGAAAGACATGGGATGGGACTTGGTGCCGCTGTTTAAGCGAGTGGCGCGTGATGCTGGATATGATGCCACTGGCAAGCTCATTCTCACCAGTCCATCTTTCTCCATTGAAAATTGCCTTCCCGTTGAGCAGTTGAACAAAGTGTACAACGCAGTGGATGTTGGCGTGAACACTTGCATTGGCGAAGGGTGGGGCCTGGTTAATACTGAACATGCTGCGACTGGCGTGGCGCAAGTGGTGCCTAATCACACGAGCTTGAAGGAAATCTTTCACAACCAGCCCCGCATAGAGATTGAAAGCTGGGAAGTGGATTGCAACTATGGTCTTGACCGAGGACAGCCATCCCCAATAGATATGGCAGACATCCTCAATGCTTATTACTACGACCGAGAAAAATTGGCCGAGATGGGGGCACAATGCTGGGAGCTGGTGCATCGGGAGCACATGACCTGGCCTTACATTGGCAAGCAAATGCTTGACATTGTTGAACGCACCCTTGCAATCAAGAAAGATGACGAAGCTGAAGGCATTCTTCCTACCGTGAGGATTGACTGATGCCAATTTCACAAATCTTTCTTTCTGATGCTGAAGATCAAAAACTTTCTCCATTCTTGCGGCATGCTACTAGCACAGTACAAGCAGCTTTTCCCAAGGAAGAACACACCATCTACAACAAGGAAACACTGCGGCAGTTCATAGCTGATAGCTATGATCTCGATGTGCTATGGGCCTACGATTCTCTGCGTCCTTATTCCTACAAGGCTGACCTTGGACGTTTCTGCCTGCTAAATAAACTTGGTGGCTGGTATTTTGACATTGCCGTGAGGGCTGTCAATCCAGTGGCATTGAGCGACCGCATTGAATTCCTAGCCTTCCGGGACATTCAACGCTTCAGCTACACTTCCTGGGCATGCGCCACCACTGTCCTCTATTCCAAACCAAATAACCCTGCGCTGGTTACTGCCATTGAAATGATCGTGAAGAATTGTCACGAACAATACTATGGCATCACCCCATTGTGTCCCACTGGTCCTACGCTTCTTGGTGCAGCACTAGCGGCAAATGGCGGCAATGCTAACCACGTTTTTGGTGACTACTTGGAGCTTACTCCCACGCATGAACAGAAGAACCGAGCGTTCATCCTGCCTGATGGCACAATCATGGCATGGAGCAAGCCATCCGGCGGTGGTGACCTCACTGGAGTGGGAGCCAAAGGCGTGAACAATTACAACGAACTATGGCATGCAAGGAAGGTGTATGAAACCGTCTGACCTGCAAATGTATGCAGTGTGCATGCACGACATGCCACTGAAATTTGCTTCACAGACCAACATGCAAGTGGTCATTGCCAATGCTTGCAAGCTTACGCTAGAGCAGCGTACCTTCCATGAAGTTCAAGGTCATCTTCTTGATGACGAAGGCCATAGCATTTCAATGCTTAATCCATGGTGGGGAGAGCTCACGGCAGTGTATTGGCTGATGATTAACAGCAATGCCAAGTTGATTGGTAACTGCCAGTATCGAAGGTTTTGGAATGAAGAAGCAATTGCCAATGCTGACGAGCGAGTGCTTTACACTTCCGAACCCTGCGCTTTCAATTGCTCTCTTGCCACTCAATTCAGGGGAGGTCATTCCTTTCCTGGTATTGAAATGACGATGGCACTGGCAGAAGCTGGCAAGCTTCCTTTCTCTGCGGAAGAAATGGCTGCCGTATGGAATCAAAACGTGTTTCAAGGAGGCCCGATGCTGTTTGGTCCGAGGC